TTGCGGCTTCAAACCAGAATGCACAGGTTCCGGGGTGATGCTGCACCAGGTCAATGTCAGTCAGCTGCTTCGGTGCACTCCCGACCATCAGCTTCCCATAATACTGGTAGCGGGCATAAGGTGTGTTCCACGATACGGCACTGCCGCCGTTCTCCACACGCCCGCTTCGCACCAACACCATGTTCAGCTTCGGAACATAGGGATTGCAGTCCTTCAGGACCTCATTTCCCAGCCACAGCTGTGCCCGTTCAAGATTGTTTTCGATCCGGCCGAAGTCCAGATCTACCGAAACATTTCCGGCTGTTGTCATTGACCTGTTACCTCAATATGTGGAATAAGATCATAAGTATCGACCTGCGTGACCTTATAGCACCGCGAATACTTCGCCCGCATGACTTCATAAAAATCTGAAACCGTTTCATCCTCTGCAGAAGTGTCCCCTTCCACAAAAAAGTCCTTCCCCGGCTGCAATGTCCAGCTTGCACCTTTATCGGCGCTTGCCGTCCATTCTGCAGGTTCCAGATAGGGCTTTGCCAGATTGTCCGTCATAACGTGCATCTGTACCGCATCGGATACTTCCAGCCCGCCGGTTGTCAGATGGCTGCCGTGCTTGTTCAGCACACGCACGCCCTGCAGCACCGTCTTGTGCCACACAGCGGCATCCAGCACATCCTGCGCAGCTTCCTGATTGTATACCGTCACTGTTTTCGTGAAAAACAGCTCACTCATGTGATCACCCCGCAATCTTCGCAGCAGCATACAAAAGCCCGGTATCCCACAGGTACTTCCTGATGATCGAATAGATCAGGCTGTCCCGTTCCGTCGGATCCTTTGCCGCCCTGCTGATCGTCGTTTCCGTACTTCCATAGGTGACGGATTCCGCCCCGGATGTTCTGCTTTTGATGTTCCCCGCAGACGTGGCATCCAGCGCGGTGGTGGTTGCCTGATCGATCTGATACAGCGTATCGGCAACCGCGCATACCGCCTTCTGCACACGCTCCGAAACACCCTGATCCAGTGAGTCTGCCGCGCGCCTTCTGGTGTAGCTGTCTACCTCATCAGACGCGCGGCTTTCCCACTTCGGGAAGTTTTCCTGCGTGAGCACATCACCATAGTATGTGTTCTGGTAAAACTCATAGGTGGTATAGCTCATCAGGATCACCCCCTAAGATCAGGAGGACGGAAGAAGAACAGAGAACGGATAACGATAGGTCTTGTTCTTCTTGATCTGGTTGATCGGGTTCGGCAGCTGCCAGCCCAGACGCATGACGGCGCGGAGAGCGACCATGTCGTTCTGCATCAGGTTGTAGGCAATGCTGCCGTCCGTGTTCTGGACGATGCCGTCGGTGAAGATCTTGAAGGTGATGTCCTTCCTGATGGAATACACCAGCTGGGACCAGTCACCGGAGATCATCAGCGCGGCCGTCGGATCCCAGGCACCGTTGCGGCTGAAGTTGATCGGCGAACCGTCCAGGCTGTAGTTCGTACCGCCCTGCATGTCCGCCTTGAAGATCGGTTCACCCGTGGTGGCCTTGACGCTGCGCAGTGCCGCACGCATGGTGATGTCCGCCACATGGCCGCTGACGAAAAAGCCGCTTTCCTCCACCTTGGAAATGACGCCGCCGGTGGAAAGCAGATCATCGTACAGATCTGTGCCGATGGTGACCGTGTTGCCAGCAGCGGTGGCGCCTGTCACAATGCCAGACGGCCAGCTGGTGGGCTTGTTGGTGCCGAACAGGATGGCTGCATCGATCACCTGCCCGAAGGCTTCGATGATGCGCGGCTTGACCTGCCCCCAGATGTCATAGTTCGAATCATCCAGGACATTTTCCGAGATCGGCACGATGACGGCGATCTCTTCCGCCGTGATCACCTTCTTGTCCCAGGCTTCCTTTGTGGTCTTCTTCTGACCGGCGTCCCCGTTCACGAAGTACGCAATCGGAAGGCTGTCCAGGACAGGAAGGTTCGCCACCTTCGCGCCCATGTCCGGAAGCCTGCGGCCAAAGGACAGCACTGTCGACTGTTCAATGGCACCCTCCACGATCTCATTGATGTGTTCTTCGGGGATCAACGCCCCGGCATCTGTCCGGTCGATGGCATACGCATCATCCGTGAACAGCTGCAGGTTCATCAAATACTTCTTTTTCATCAGTTTTGTCTCCCTTCTGGAAGTGGACCATCAGCGCCGTGCGGCGCTTCTGATCAGGTTGTTGACGATGTCGTTGGTGTTCCCGCCACTCCCACCGTCACCTTTGTTGCCGCTCCCTGTGGATACCCGATAGCTGGAAGGCTTCGTGCCTGCATACTTCGGGTTTTCCTTCAGGAACTTATCTGCTGCAGCTTTGAAGTCCGTCTTGTCGTTGACCAAAGCCCTGACCTTGAAAAGGACATAGTCAAGATCTTCAGCACTGACACCACGGTCCCGAAGCGCTGCTGACTGCTCCATCGTGGCAACCTTTTCCAGGGCTTCATCACGTTCCCTGGTGATGGCCGCCACATTCGGCGCCGCTGCCGCCTTCTTCGCCTTGAAGTCCGCAATGGCAGCTGTCACTTCTTCCTGTGACATCCCCTGCCCCTCAAAGAACTTCGCAAGCGCCGCGCGTGAAGCGTGCTCCGCCCGCGCGTTGGCGATCTGTTCAGCCTGTTCAAAGCTGTACGAAGCGCCGTTACCAGTTCCCCCGGCCGTTGTTGTGGTGCCGCCGTTCGCACCCGCACCGGCATTTCCGGAAGCCGCACCTGCAGCACCCGCGCCATCGCCGCCGTCAGCGAAAAGCTGTAAATTGAAGCTGTATTTCATGTTTATCCTCACTTTCTCTGCGTGATCACAGTTTCCCGTTTTATCCCCGTCGGGCTATGAAAAAGGGCACCCCGTCAACCGGAATGCCCTGAATCATCGTCAAATATATCCACATTCTCATAGGAATCTGCTATACTGTACATTCCCAGAAACCAGGTATCGATCAGTGCTTCACCCTCATGGGTGATTTCCTTCCATGCGATCTGCACATCCCCCGGTTCCACCTTCTTGTATATTTTGGTATGACAGATCTCTGTCAGCCCCCGGATCAATGTCAGGGTCAGCGCGGATACGGCAGCGCACACGATGTCCTGCCCCTTTGGTGCAGTGTTCGCGTGCCCCTGCACATGGATCTGATTCTTTCCCACATAAACCTTGATCATGATGACCACCCCCTTCGTTATCAACCAACGCATCCGCTTTTCCGGCCATCATGCAACATCCCAGCACAGCGCCGGCGATCAGCAGGAGCAGGGGGAAGCCCAGCACCACAAATAAAATATCACTTGTTTTCATATTTTCACCCCAAAAGAAAACCGCCATCCCGAAGGATGACGGCTTGAACAGTCAGTGTCTGTCCGATCAGATACCAGGCACAACGTCAATAATGCCTTTCGCTGCCTTGTATATCTTCTTCATGATCGTATTTTCCTGAAGATATTCCAATCCTTTCAATGTAATCCGCATTTCATGACAGTCATAGCGATAATCTTTCTGCGCTATGCTCTGCACCACGCACACCCCTTTGATATATCCGACATCAGCCATCATTTCGATATACCTGCACCAACGATTTTCTGAAACACACAGAGCATCCGGGCTTATCTTGTCCAGATCCGGTTGCGGCTTGTCCATGTCCTTTTCCAACTGCGACAGAATCGTGTATACCGCCTTGAAGTTATCCATTGCTTTTCCTCCGCAATTCTTCCAAAATTCCGAAAATCATCTTGCATCTCATCCGCCACCAGTGTATTATATAGATGAGGGGTCCTTGACCAATAGGGTTGGGGGGTGCCCCTCATCTACTATATCTGAAGATCTTCAGCAATTCTTCCCCGCGCATGATCATGATATCAACCGGATGCTTCATGGATGTTTTCAGTCTGCCGTGCACTATCTCTTCTACTCTCTCAACAGAACAGTCTAACTTTTGCACATCAAGGATAATTCCACCAGGATTCTGAAAAATCTGGCTAAGTCCCTTTTGTACACGCTTACTGACACTGTTTTCTTTTTCCGGCGTCTTCAGTTCCCATTGCTTCCCACGCCACAAATAATCTGCACTCTCTCTGTCAGGATACTCCCGCTGCAAAAGAATATCACCGCCAAAAGTATCATGAAGCCACTTCGCAACCCGTTCTTCTTCATCCCGCCCATGCGAAGGATATCCGGCTTCTTTTTCTATCTTTCCAACTCCGGATGCGGCATTTTTAAGGTATTCTTCTGTAACGTTTGTTTTACTCACAGCGCCATCATGGATCCGTGTTGCCTTGTCCAGATCCTCCCGTCTGGCCGCTTCGACCCGTTCCTGCTGTGCAATATCTGCAGGTTTGTCCTTCTTTGCCAGATAGTCGGAATACTGCTTCGCAGTAGGTGCGATCCTGCCCTTGCCATCATAGTACACCCGCTCCATCTGGGTGCGCAAGTTCATTTCCCTGCTGAAATTCTTGTATTCATTCAGCGTGGCCTGATACTTGCACTTTGCCAGGACAATATCTTCTTCGTCAGCTCCGCCCTGTTCCAGCAGAACCACCTTTTCCCGCTGTGCCCGCATGGTCGTTTCCAGCTGCCGCTGATGCTGAAGCGCTTCATACAGGGTATATTCCTTACCCTTGTATTCCCGCGGGGTGTTTTCTTCCGCATTCTTCGCATCCAGCCATTCATCGGTGTATGCACGTTCCGACACCCCCGGTATGAACGGGTAGTAGGTGTGATAGCAGTTTGCACCCAGCAGGCCGGTGACCGTTCCCAGCCCGCACACCGTGACCAGTTCTTCCCTGCTGTACACACGCCCCTGCCATGGCTGGTGCGTAGGCCGTGCACCCATGTGCCAGTCGATTTCAAAGAAGTCCGTCCCCAGCTTCTGGGCATTCACATCGGCAATGGTTCCGGCCAGCTGACCGATACCTGTCATCACAGCCCGTCTGGCTGCCACGTCAACGCGGTTTGTCCTTCCGGAAGCATATTCTATCGTGCGCAGTCCGGATGCGGTCATCTGGG